AAAAGACTCTACTTTTCTAAATCTTACCGTATCTCCTGTATCACGACCATGATTTATTTCTGTAATTGTAATTACAGCAGATCCGCTAGATCCAGACTTAAAAGAGTTAAAGGGCAACAAAATTTCTACTTCGGGCTCTGTTCGAGCCCCTCTACTTATTTTTAAAGCTTGCGGATCAGCCAACACTTTTCTAGGTTCTAGTTGTGGTTGTTTAGATTCGTATTCATCTTTACCAACTAAACTACCATTCCATTCCAATAACATATTGTTTAACTTGTACGCTCTGCCAGATCTATCAGAAATACCTAAAGCATATTTTCCAGAAGCATATCTAGGCATACTACAAACTTAGCGAAGAATAACTAGGAACCAGCCGTAAAGCAGTTCTTTCTCCGTCCTCTGAAGCGGCTCTTTGAAATTCTTCCTCATAAATATCTTTTAAAAGACCAATTCTTTGAGGAGCTTTTTTAACCGCTATGTAATATGATAAACCAGCAACGAGACAAGGCAAAAATCTAAAAGGTAAATCAGCAGTGTTAACACCAGCATCTGCATCTTGAATCCGTCTGATTCGATAATAAATTAATTGATCCGTTGAATTTTCAGGGGTAGGCCAAAGGGTTACTCTAGGTGTTATTTGTCTATCCACATAAAACTGAGAAGGTCTAGCTTGGCTGGTCTTTTCAGGAGTGCTTAAATAATCTCCTCTGTTAATTCTAGTAATAGATATGTCAGTGCCACTTCTTCGTATTACAGCCTCAAGCATATCTACGGTAGATTGAACATC